AGTACCACCCGATCTTCATGCAGCGTTCGCCGCGCTACAAGCGCTCCGTGCCCACCGACATCCTCGGTTGGCGGACCACGACGATCACCAAGCCGCTGGCTGTCGACGAGTTGAACCAGGCCCTGCGGGACAAGACATGCGTGCTGTGGGACGCCGCCACGGTCTCCGAACTGCGCTCCTTCGTGCGCGACGACGCCGGGAAGATGAGCGGCTCACCGTTCGATGATCGGACCATCTCGCTGTCGATCGCCTGGCAGATGACCAAGCACGTTTGGCTGCAGCAGTACGATCCTCAGCGCGATCCTGGTCCCGGAACGATGGGTTACATGGAGAAACAGCTGTACGGGGACGACATCTTCGCCAAGATCTCACACAAGAAGCGTCCGGCTGAGCCGGAATCCATCGGGAAACAGTGGGTCCGCGATCAATTGGCCCAGAGAGGGAAACTCAGATGACACGTCTCGATCTGCAGAAGGAACCAGCCAAGCTGCACGTCCGCAAGAATGCTCGTCGGCAAGTTCGTGGATTCGACGTCACCCCGCACACGCTGTGGGGCGACACCTCGAAGGCGGTCGCCACTCCCGGTTCGACGTTCACCGGGGAGACGACGGTGACCGCCTCCGATGGCACCAATGCCGCCAAGCTGGCCGGGCTCGGCTACGTCGCCAACCCGACCACGGCATGGACCACAGGGCAGTCGATCACTGTCGGTGGCTTCGCCTTCAACTGGTCGGGCAGCGCCTGGGCGGCGGGGGCTCATGCCTGACTGCCGCTGCGGCAAACCTGCCGAGCCGGACAGCGACGAGTGCTTCCTGTGCCGGGTGCGCAGTGTCGGTTTCAACTTCGTCGGTGGTGGTGGCTACGGGAGGGAGACCTTCCATGAGCGCACCACCCAGGAGTACATCAACGAGAACGTGCCCGCCGGGGCCGTCCCCGTCGAACGGGGGGTGTGGAGTTGAAGCTGTCATCGAGGCTGCAGCAGTACCGCGACGAGATCCGTCGGTCGAAGCGCTGGCGTAGCGACGAGGGCTACGACGACGAATGGCGGCGGTACATCGACCTGTACCGCGGCAAGCACTACAACACCAACGCCGAAGGCGACAAGCTGATCGTCAACCTGACGTTCTCGACGATCAACACGATTGCTCCCTCGGTGGCGGTGAACAACCCGAAGTTCGTGGTCAACGCCCGACGGCCCGAAGGCGCACCGCAGGCGGTGATCACCGAAGAAGTGCTCAACTACGCCTGGCGGACCTACAAGTACCAGGACGACTTCCGTCTGGCGGTCAACGATTGGCTGGTCTGCGGGCACGGCTGGTGCAAGGTCGGCTACAAGTTCACCAAGCCGCCGGAAGAGAAGCCGGTCGAGTCCGAGGAACCGAACGCGGAGATCAACGGCACCGACTACGGGATCGACGATCGCGATGACATCGAAGGCAACGTCGAATCGGAGATGTACGTCTACGACGACCGCCCGTTCCTGGAGCGGATCTCGCTGTTCGACATGTACGTCGACCCCGACGCCCGCCACCCGAAAGAGATGTGCTGGATTGCCCAGCGCACCTGGCGACCGGTCCGCGATGTGCAAGTCGACAGCCGCTACTCGGCCACGGCGCGCAAGAAGGTCTCCGCCCGAGGGTGGTCACGGTGGTCCGGTGACGACGGCGACGCTCGCTCCGATCAGAACACCCAAGGCAACGGCGGCAAGTCGTTCTGCGAGATCATCGAGTACTACGACATCAAGTCCGGGCTGGTGTCGACGTTCTCCCTCGACGCCGACAGCGCCGGGAACGAAGAGTCCGGGTTCCTGATCAAGCCGAAGCCAATGCCCTACGCGATGGGCCACCCGTTCGAGATGCTCCGCGGCTTCGAGGTCGCTGACCACTTCTACCCGATGGGCGACGTCGCTCAGATCGAATCGCTGCAGCTGGAACTGAACCAGACCCGCACGCAGATGATGAATCACCGTAAGCGGTTCTCCCGCAAGTGGCTCTACGACCGTGACGCCTTCGACCGTGAAGGCGTGCAGGCCCTCGAATCCGATGTCGACAACACGATGATCCCGGTGATGGCGGACGGCAACATCCAGGCCGTGATCGCCCCGCTTCCGGCGGTGATCACCCCCACCGAGTTCTACGACCAGTCGTCGCTGATCACCAACGACATCGACCGCGTTTCCGGGGTCTCCGACTACCAGCGGGGCTCCAGCCAGTCGACGATCAAGCGCACCGCCACCGAGGCGGCGATGATCCAGGATGCCGCCAACAGCCGGGCCCAGGACCGGTTGGCCAAGGTCGAGAGCAGCCTGGCGCGCCTCGGTGAGCGGATCATCGGGCTGATGCAGCAGTTCACCACCGGCGAACAGGTGGCCCGCATCGTCACCATGCCAGGCAAGCAGTGGATCAACTACGACGCCGAGTACATCCAGGGGGAGTTCGACTTCGACGTCGCCGCCGGATCGACCGAGCCACAGAACGAGACCTTCCGGCGGCAGTCAGCCCTGCAGCTGGTCGATGCCTCGATGCCCTTCATGCAGGCCGGGGTGGCCAACCCCACGGCGCTGTACATGTACGTGTTGCAGAAGGGCTTCGGCATCAAAGACGCCGGGCCGTTCATCAATCAGCCTGCGCCACCGCAGGTTGACCCGGCGACCGGTCAGCCGCAAGAGGCTCCAGTCCCGGGGCAGCAGGGTGAGCCTCCGGGCGGCCCGCCTCCGCCTGGGGGCCTCCCGCCTGGTCCCCCACCTGGGATGCAGATGGTCGGGGCACCGCCCGATCAGGGTCCACCGCTACCCCAAGGAGGCATGCCGCCAGGCATCGACCCGGCCATGTTGGAGGCAATGTTGTCCGCAGGTGGCGGCGGTGGTGCATAATCCTCAACAGCCAAGGGAGCACATCCAGGGAGGATCTCCACGTTGAGCGACATTGACCCCGTAGAAGGGGTCGGCGCAGAAGACCAAGGTCCCGGAGATTTCGGGGAAACCACGTCAGAGGCCGAACAGCAGCCACAAGGTGGCGAACCAGAACGACGGTACGTCGAAGTCGATGACCCGGATGACCGCTACGTGCGAGTCCGTGTCGACGGCGAAGACGTTGAAGTTCCTTACGCGGAGGCGTTGAAGGGGTACAGCCGGGAGGCTGACTACACCCGCAAGGCGCAGGCGTTGTCACAGCAACGTCAAGAAATGCAGTACGCGATGAACCTCCAGCAGGCGCTGGAAGCGAATCCCGAGATGACGCTGCGGATCTTGGCGGAACAGTACGGACAGTCACTCGGGCAACAGCAGCCGCAGGCTCCTGCCGAAGACGAGTTCGTCGACCCGTTGGAACGGGCCATCGCTGTGGAACGTCAAGCCAGGCTGGACCTCGAACAGCGACTCGCCGCACAGGAAGCCGATCAACAGCTGGGACGTGCCGTCGATGGGCTGCGCAGCCAGTATCAACTGAACGATGAAGACGTCCGCGAGGTCGTCGGCGTGGCCTACAAGATGGGCCTCGGCGTCGAAGCTCTGCCGATGATCTGGAAGACGATGGCATTCGATCGACTGTCCGCCAGGGTGCAAGCCCAACGGACGCAACAGCAGCAGCAGGAGGCCGAACAGGCCAAGCGCACCGCAGCCAAGCAGCAGGCGACGGGGATCATCAGCACCCAGACCAACGGAGCGAACGGACTGACTCGGCAGCCTGATCCTGGTGGACGCATGACGATCCGCGAAGCCATCGAAGCAGCCTGGGAACAGGTCGAGCGGGGCTAGCGGCAACCCTGAAAGGTCTCTCCGATGGCGCTTGCCTCCCACGTCCCAGCAACCTGGGACACCATTCTCTCAACGACGATGCACAACTACCGCAAGACGTTGACCGACAACATCTTCGGCAGCCGGGTGCTGCTCGACTACTTCATGTCCAAGGGCCGGGTGCGGACCATCGATGGAGGCATCTCCATCGTCGAGCCACTGCTGCTCGGTTCCGGCGAAGCTGATTCCTACGGTCCCTGGCAGCAGATCCAGGTCAACCCGGTGGGCGGCATCTCCGCCGCTCAGTTCCCGTGGAAGCAGCTGTACGCGACGATCATCATCAACGGCCTCGAAGAGGCGCAGAACAACGGCAAGGAGCAGGCGATCTCGCTGATCGAAGCGAAGATCATGCAGGCCGAAGAGACGTTGAAGAACATCCTCTCGTCGATGCTGTGGGGCACCCGCGGCGGCGCGGCGAAAGCCACCGACTTCGATCCGCTGACCACCCTGGTCGATGCCACCGCAGCGACCGGCGGGATCACCCCGGCTGCTGCTCCGGCGATCGAGAACCTGTGGCGTTCCCCGACACTGAACACGACCACGATGGTCGGTACCGACGCCAAAGGCGTGACCATCCCGGCAGGGACCCTGCCCGCAGCTGGCTCGCTCGACGGGGCCGAGTACGAGCGGGTCCTGCGGCGGATGTTCAACCTGGCCTCCGATGGTGGCGCTGATCACGTCGACGCGATCTTCGGTGACAGCGCAGCCTTCGAGGCGTACGAGGCGTCGCTCACCCCGCAGGTGCGCTACACCGACACCTCGAAGGCCAACCTCGGCTTCCAGAACCTGATGTTCAAGAACGTCCCGATCTTCTGGGACCCGGACGCCCCGGCGGGGACGATGCTCGGGCTGAACTCCAAGTACGTCGGCCTGACGCTGCACTCGGAGCGCAACTTCAAGCAGTCCCCGTTCACCGCCAACCTCTCCGGGGCGGTCAGCGCGGGCTCCGGTGTGGGCACCATCGGCACTGCAGCGACGTCCAACGCGACGATCCCCGGCGTCCCTGCCGCGTCGACGATCGACGCTCGGGTCAGCTTCATCACCACTTATGGTAACACGACGACTCGGGAGCGTCGTCGGAACTTCAAGATCACGGCGATGACCTTCACCTGACCTTCACTGGTTGTGGTATCTTGCTGCATGGGCAAGAAACCGAATCGCACACTGGAGTTCTTCGAGAGGTACGTCATGGTTCCATCGGCAGGGTGTCGGGTCTGGCCATTCGGCAAGACGACGGCTGGATACGGCACCCTGTCGACGAGCACCAAGCCGAAGACCCGCTACGCCCATGTAGCTGCCTGCGAGCGTTGGCATGGGCCACGACCGGAGGGGATGGAGGTTGCTCACAGCTGCGGAAATCCCTCCTGCTGGGCGGGGGAGCATCTCCGCTGGGCGACGCACCAGGAGAACCTGCTCGACAGGCGTCGGCATCAGACAATGATGGAAGGTGAAGGGCACTACGCCGCCAAGGTCACGGAGGACAATGTGCGCGAGATCAGAGATCGAGCAGCCAACGGAGAGGTGCAGGCGGTGATGGCCCGCGAGTTCGGTGTCAGCCAGGTGGCGATCCACAACATCATCAAGCACAAGTCGTGGAAGCACGTCTGATGGGCACCGAGTCGTTCAGCCACATCAAGCCCGCCTTGTCGGTGGGCGAGCACGTGGCAC